GTATTAATAAATAAATAAAGTTCTTAGGAGAATAAGATGGCATTTGCAATAAACGATTTTAGAAATCAATTAGCTTTAGATGGAGCACGTCCTAATCTATTTGAAGTGGTCGTTTCTTTCCCTCAGATTACTGGTGGAGAAGGAAATCTTGCAGCAAGTAAATTTAGATTTATGTGTACAGCAGCCCAACTTCCAGCGTCAACGATCGGTCAAGTCAACGGACTTTATTATTTTGGTCGTGAGGTTAAGATTGCTGGTAACAGAACCTATCAAGATTGGACAGTAAACATCATTAATGATGAAGACTTCCAAGTCAGAAAGGGATTGGAACTATGGCACTATCAACTTAATGGTCCCACAAACAACTTGAGACAGCCAGGGGCTTTGACAGTTGACCAAGGATATGGGGTTAATGCTACGGTTTATCAATACGGTAAAGCTGGAAATATAATCAAAGAATATACTTTTGTCGGTATGTGGCCTGTTGATATTTCAGCAATTGATTTGGCGTGGGGTAATAACGATTCTGTCGAAGAATTCCAAACTACCTTTGCTTATCAGTACTGGACTACTAATGATCCAGCTGAAGTTAATCCTGCCTAATATCTAATTGATATTTTTTTGTAGGAGGGGAATTTTATTCCCCTCCATTTTATAATATGAGGAGACTTAAACGATGGCCATTAAATTATGGGGATTCAGAATCCTTCGCGATAGCGAAAAGGATGAAGAAGAGCACTTAGCACCAACCCCAATTACACCTCAAATTGAAGATGGCGCGATCAATATTCAAACGGGCGCTCACTATGGCATCTATGTTGATCTTGATGGTTCATATAGAACCGAAGTTGATTTAATTACCAAATATCGTACTATGGCAATGCAACCAGAAATGGAAACTGCAGTAGAAGACATCATCAATGAAGCTGTAGTTCATGACACGCACGGCCAAATAGTTAAGATTGTTTTAGATGATCTTAAAGAATCTGATAAAATTAAGAGCATGATTCGCGAAGAATTTATGGAAGTTATGCGTTTACTTGATTTTAATAATTTTGGTTCAGATATTTTTAGACGCTGGTATGTTGATGGTCGACTTTACTATCATGTCGTCATTGATCCTGAAAATCCCAGAGCAGGAATTCAACAATTAATTTATGTTGATCCAAGACGTATTCGCAAAATTCGCAATATAACCAAAAAAAGAGAAGATGGTATTGAAGTTATTGATCGAATTGATACGTTTTATTTGTATAATGAAAAAATTACAAATAATAACGTCCAATCACCGCAGTTATTAGGTAGTTATGCAGGCGGCGTTAAATTAGCGGAAGATTCAATCGTCCACTTGACTTCTGGATTATTTGATCCAGCTAAATCAACAGTTCTTTCCTATCTTCATAAAGCTATTCGTCCGATGAACCAGCTGCGCTTCGTTGAAGATGCTACTGTTATCTATCGCGTTTCTCGTGCCCCAGAACGTCGCGTATTTTATGTTGATGTGGGTAACATGCCTCGTATGAAAGCAGAACAGTATCTTAAAGATATTATGACTAAGTTTAGAAATAAACTGACTTATGATGCAGGTACAGGTGAGATCCGTGATGATCGTAAACATATGTCAATGCTTGAAGATTTTTGGATGCCTCGTCGCGGTGAAGGTAAGTCCACAGAAATTACCACACTACCAGCGGGTCAAAATTTAGGTCAGATGGATGACGTTCTCTATTTTGAAAAGAAACTTTATAGAGCACTAAATGTTCCTATTTCTAGACTCGAATCATCTACGGGATTTTCATTAGGTCGCACCAATGAGATCACTCGAGATGAATTAAAGTTTGATAAATTTGTTGCTAAACTTAGAGCAAGATTTTCAGTAATCTTTGATGAATTGCTTGCTCGTCAATTAGCACTAAAGGGTATTTGTAATCTTGATGAATGGAATACTTTTAAACAGTATATCCAATATGACTTCGTTAAAGATAATAATTTCACTGAGCTAAAGGAAGCTGAATTATTACAAAATAGAGTTCAAATGTTACAAACAGTTGAACCTTATATCGGTAAGTTTTACTCCAAGCGTTGGGTTCAAGAATATGTCCTTCAATTTGATGAAAATCAAATTTCAGAAATGCAAGAACAAATGGAAATTGAAGCCAAAGAAGAAGAGAAAAAACAGGCTGAACTTGAAGCTCAACAAGAAGTCACTGATCAACAAAATGATGACGAAGATACTACTGAAGCTGAAGATAATATCGATCAAGATCAAAATACGGTTTCTAGAAGTCCAAGAGGATCCAGTAAGTCAAATAAGCCAACTAAAGATGGCGAAGATATAAATAAAAAGATATCTAAACTTTTCTCCAATGAGAACCAATAATGACGAATTTTTCTAATTTAGGATTAACAAATGATGCAGTAGGATTTAAAAATCTTCTTGAATTTGTTATTTCTAATAAAGTCAATCAAGCAATTGACTCATTAAAAATTTCAATTGCTCAAAACATGTTTAGAGAAGAACTTCAAATCGGTAACGGTGAAGATGAAGATGAACATAGCGGTGGAATTTCAAATCCCGACATAACTCCTCATCGAATGCCAAAAGTAAAAACTGGTACATCAATATCACCAGCAAAACCTGGAACATCAGCAAAGCCACGTAAACAAGGGTAAATAAAAATGAAAAAACTAACAGAACTAGTCTTAAACAAAGATGCAGCAGGATTTAAAGATGCATTCGAACAATTGGTTGCCACAAAAGTTTTTGATGCACTAGAATCACAAAAGATTGAAGTTGCCCAAAATTTCTTCGGTGAACTTGAGGAAGGTTCCCCAGAATTTAATGCAAGAGCATTGCGTCATGGTAAAGCTGATGCAGCAGAAAAAAATAAAGAAGGTAAATATAGCAAGAAATATCCTGGTGGTAAAAAACAACACGATAAAGATACTGCTGCCTTTATGAAGCGTTTTCCAGCACCAAAGAATGAAGAAGCCGAGCAGGTTTATGAAGCTTCAGATGCTTATGGTGATAAAGATGCAACCCATATGGCGCATTTTAAACATAAAAAAATGAATCAGATTATAGCAATCCCAGTTCGCGGTACAGATCGCGATAATGCTGAACACCATTTTAAAAAGCGTTTCGGTAAAACAGATGCTGCTGAACATAGTCTTCTAAAATTTCAACCTATTAAAGAAGAAGCATATCTCGGACAGCACGGCGAAAGAGTTCCACCTCATCAGGCTGCTGTATTTGATACACACAGTGATGCTTTGGCTCATGCTAGAGAACATGGTCACCCTAAAGCTAAAATAGAAAAAGATAGAATGAGTGCTAGAGGCCATGTTGTTAAAGTCTCAGAAGAAACTATGCAGCGCCCAGCTTCAACAGCTAAAGATGGCGTTACTCGTTTAGGATTTAGATCAGCAACTAAAGATATTGTTGCCGCTAACAATAGAAAAATTGAAGCTAAAAAGCGTAAAAAAGTTAAAGAAGAAAAAGAACACGGTAACGAAGGATTTGGTGCAGAACCAACTCATGGAAATATAACCAAGGGTTGGCCGATGCCTAAGCATGGTAATCAAGGTTATCCAAAGACAAAAGATGAAACCTGTTCAGAATGTGGAATGAAAACTTGCGACTGTTCGATGGAAGAAGGTTACGTTAATGAACTAAACAAATCCACACTTGCTTCTTATATTGGTAAAGCTGCAACATCAATCCACAATCGCGCATGGCGTGGTGGTGAACATCAAGGTAGAACTGGCAAAATTGATAAGCATAACCTTGTTGGCAGCGTGAAGCGTCAAATGTCAATCGGATTAGCAGCAAAAAAACTTGCTAAAGAAGAAACGGAATAATGAAATCATTTGCGGAAATAAGAAACTATACGAAAATGGTGACGGAGGAATCTAAACAAGATCCTCCGTCAATGATCACTATGCGTCGTACTGCCATCAGAATATTTCCGAATGATTTAAAGATCGCATTATATCGAAATGATAAATTAAATCTTGACATAAGTATTCCATATAAGTCCGATAAATTTGGAGATAAAGAACTAACTTATGCTAAATTGAAAGAATCTATAATTAGAAGTCTTAAGAAAGCAGTTAGCAGCAGTAAGCCTGTCGATGTTTTATTTGATGATGGCACAAAAACTCCAGTGCAGCCTGCGATTGCTAAATCACTATTAGATTTACACAGT